GTGAAAACAATCAGATCCGTTGCTGTTTCGTTGACGGCATGCGCGGCCTTGTGCGCCTGTGAGCCGGTGCAGACATTGCAGGAATATCGGCCGGTCGTTGATCCGGCGAAGATCCGTCCGGCAAAATTCGAGGCCGATCTGGAGCATTGCCGGTCCATCGCCCTCAAGGTCGAGGCCGAATACAAGCAACGGCAAGAGAAAGAGATGCAGCAGCAGCTCGTGGCCGGGATCCTGCTCGGGGCGCTGGTCGGCGCCGCCGCAGGCAATCACACCGGCTATCAGGGCGACTATATTGCCGCGGGCGCCGCCACGGGCGCGATCGCGGCCGCGGGCAGCGGCGATTACAGTGACGATCTGGTCACCTACGGGCCGCGGCGCGTCGTGGACCGCTGCATGACCGATCGCGGTTACAAGATCCTGACCGATCCCGGCCGGGCCTGACGCCTCCGAAGCGCGCGGCGGGGCAGGGCACGGATTGGCCCTTGCCCCGGCGCGTTCAGATCCGGCGCTGGCGGATCGGCCCGGGCGGTCTCACCGGCTCAGGGCCGCGATCTTGGCCACGGCGAGGTTTTTCAACACGCCGTCGCGGGGGGCGAGGGCCTGGATGGCGTCGGGGACCGAGGCCTGGGCATGGGCGACGGCGTCCCGGGCGAGGAGGTCGAGATCGCGGCCGTCGTCGCGGCGCCCGCGGCGGGTCAGGGCGAGCTGCGCGCCGGTCATCAGCGCCTGATGCAGGGCCTCGCGCTGCGCGGCCTCGATCTCGATGCCCCAGCGGGCGCGCAGTTTTGCCGCCGCCCAGCCGATCAGCGCAGTGGTGATCGTGGCGAGGATCGGCAGCACGATCTGCGCGAGGATCGTGGCAAGGAGGGTGTCGGTCATCGGGGTCTCCGTGGGGTTCAGGCTTCGTTGCTGGAGAGGTCAAGGCCCGCGGCGGTGCGGCGGACCGGCCGTCCGGTGACGGGCACGCCCGCGGGCCAGCGCGCCGCGAGGAGGCGCGTCTTGGCGATCCGGGTGACGGTGACGGCATCGGATTGATTGCCGCCAAGGACGTGATAGGCGCTCGCATCCTCGCCGCGGCAAAAGCCGACATGGCCCTGCCAGCCGGAGGGGGCGCCGCGCCAGAAGACCAGCACCGCGCCGAAGACCGGCGCGACGGGATCGCCAAAGCGGCCCCAGGCGCGGGCGGCAAGCGGGGTGTCGGGCAGGATCACCCCGGGCAGCGCCGCGCGCAGGCAGCTTGCCACGAAGGCGCCGCACCAGGGCATGGCGCGCGGGTCGATCGCCCCGGCCGCCGGATCGAGCCAGGCGCGCAGCCGCGCGGTGTCGCGCCGCTCGTGCAGGCCCTGCAGGCGCAGCGCCTCGGCCATCCAGGGAAGATCGGGGCAGGGCGCCTCTGCGCGCATCAGCGCCGCGATGACCGGCCCGAAACCGGACCCGAAGCCAAGCCCGCGGCTGCGCCCGAAGGCCGTGATCGCGGCTTTCGTCTTCGGCCCGCAAAGCCCGTCGATCGGCCCCGGGTCAAAGCCGAGCGCCCGGAGCCGCTCCTGCGCGGCCCGCCAGTCTGTCGTCATCTCACGACTCCTTGTTGTGGAAGAAGACCCGGGTCAGCGCCACCTGGGCGCCGCGCGGGCCGAGATAGGCGAGCGAGGCGACGACGCCGGTGGTCACGGTCCGGCCGAGCTCGAAATAAGCCGCGACCGCCTCGCCGATGATCGCCATGCCGACCGCGACGGGCAGCTCCCAGAGCAGTTCGCGGCTCAGGAAGCGGCGCTTGCGCGCCCGCACCTCGGTCGAATGCCACATCAGCCGCCCGGCCAGCGCCGCCGCCATCGTGGTGACGGCCCCGCCCCAGATGGCATCGACAAGTTCGACGAGGCCCCTTGCATCGCTCATGATCCTGCCCTTTCGCGGCTTGCCGCCCGGCGGGCGGTGACGGTGACGGCGCCCGAGGGCATCAGAAGGTGAGGGCGACCGCGGCCGGGTCGGCGGCGGCGCGGATCTGCGCGGCCAGGTCCGCCTCGCGGTCGAAACAGGCCTGCACATGGGCGCGCACGGCCAGCGCGAGGGCGATGATCTGCGGCGCGCTCAGCGCGACGAACTCCCCGGTCGCAAGCTTCCAGCGCAGGGTCAGGGCCGGATCGAGCCGGGCGGCAAGGGCGGCGGCGGTGAGGCGGCTCTGGCTCAGATCGTCGGTCTGCAGGCGCAGGCCGTCGACCTCGATGCCGCGGGCGATGGCGGCGTCGCGCGCGGCCTTTAGCGCGGCGAGCGCCTGATCGGCCGAGCGCCGCGCCGGGTCCGGTTCCCAGCCCTCGCCGGTCCAGAGATGATCGGCCCCGGGGCGCAGCGGCACCTCGACCGTGCCCTCGGGATAGGCGGCGCGGATCTCGGGGGCGGGCGTGCCGGTGGTTTGCCAGTAGCCGCGCGCGGGGTGGAAAAAGCCGTGTTCCATCAGCGCAGCTCCGCCCAGGTTGCGGGCGCGGCGCCCTCGAACCGGTAATAATGACCCGCGGGGACGAGGGCCTGATGCGACATGATCCGCAGGGTCGAGCCGGTCCCGGTCGCGGCAATCAGGATGTTGGCGGGGGCCGCGACGCCCAGATAAAGCGCGGTGTTCGCCGTCGTGCCGCTTGTGGTGATGCTGACCGCGATCGGGCGCCCGGTGGTGTTCTGGTAATTGGTTCCGGCGAGGCGGGCGGCGGTGACATCCTGCCAGGACTGCGCGACCCCGAGCGCCAGCGCCCCGATCAGCCCGTTGATCTCGCTTTGCGAGCCATGCAGCCGCACCCAGCCCCCCCAGGCGCTGGAAGCGCGCCAGCGGATCCATTGCCCGGTGTCGCTCTCGCCCTTGTTGTGGCCCCAGACCAGCTGGACCGCGGCCGAGCCGTCGTAAAAGATCGTCAGCACCATCCCCGCGCCGGTCGCAAAGGGGGTGTTGGCGGTCTGGGCGGCGGCGAAGCGGTTCCAGCCCGAGCGGGTGATCGCGCTCAGATCCGTCACCGCCTCGGCAAGGGCGGTGACCGTGCCAAGGCCGAGCGTGGCGCGCTGCGCGGCCGCATCCGCATCGCTCGCCAGCGCCAGACCGGCGGCGCTGGCATTGGCGAGGATCGCCTTTCCGGCGCCGGAGGCGGTCAGGAATTCCAGCGCGGTCGCCCCGGCATTGACGGCCATCAGCTTGCCGCCGTTGCCCCTCAGCGCAAGTCCGGTCCCGGCGCCCGCCGCAAGGGCCGCGGCCAGCGCCGCATCGGCCTGGGCCTCGGCATGATCGCCGAGCGCGTCGAGATACTCGGCGAAGGTCTTCCAGAACAGGAGCGAGGCCTCCATGCGCGCGCTGAAGGTCTCCGGGTTGGAGCGCAGCGGCGGCGGCGGGACGGTCGGTTTGGCGGGTTTTGCCATCAGACGATTCCTTGTACTTCGATGGAGATCAGCGACCAGGCGTCGGTCTGATAGGCCGCGCGGTAGCTGCGATAGAATCCGTAGTTGATCGCCGCCTTGCGGGGATCGTCCGAGCCGATCCAGACCGCGGCGGTGCCGCCGCGCAGGCTGCGCATGCGGGTGTCGAAGCCGAGCAGCCGGGCGTTCGGCAGGCAGGTCTCGAAGGTGCTGAGCCGGGTGGCGGCGCGGCGCACGGTGGTCAGATCGCCGTAATCGTCCTGTTTGACATAGGAGAAATCGACGCCTTGAAACCCGGTGCCGCCGATCACCGGGCGCCCGGGCGACCAGACCGGGCCGAGGACGATCTGCCCGACGCTGACCTGCCCGCCGCGGCGGATGGCCTCGATGGTGATCTGCGCGGCGGCATAGGGCGGCAGATCGGTGAGGACGAATTCGGAGAGCTCGGTGATCGGCTCGACATAATAGCCCAGCCCGTCGCTGACGACGGTTTCGTCCTGCATGGCGATCGCGCGGCGGTAGACCACGGCCCCGGCATCGGTCATCGTCACGCGGATCTCGGCGGCGCTGATGCCGAAGCCCGCGACGCCGCCCACGGCCACGCCCGGGGCGAGGGTGACGCGGATGATCTCGGCGGCGGTGGCCAGAACCGAGGGCTTGCCGTCGAAAAGCCGCCAGCGGTTGGTGGCGCCGATCACTTGCCAGAAGACCGGATCGGGGTCGTCGATCAGCGGATCGGCGAGCGCTGCCTGTTCGAGATCGGGATCATGGCCGGTGTTGTCGCCCTGGAGCGCGCGATAGACGGTATGCGTCGCGGGGCTGATCACGAAGGCGCCGCGGGGATAGGTGGTCTGCGCGTTCCAGCGCGGAAAATCCGTCTCGGGGATCGAGCAGGAGACGAGCGTCGCATCGGTGACGGCAATCGGGGTCAGGATCTTCATCGCGCGGGGTCCAGGCTCATGCGCTCCTGCACGGCCAGCAGCCGGGCGGTGAGGCGGGCATTGTTGATGTCGCCTTCGCGGATCGCGCGCACCACCTCGGCCAGCAGGCCCTGCACGGTGGCATCGGTGCCGGTCAGGCGGCGGCGATGGCCCTCCGAGGTCGCGGCATAAAGCGCCTCGGCGCCGCTGCGATAAAGCGACTGGGTGTCGAGATCCTTCAGCGCCGCGGTCAGCGCCTGGGCCTGATCGGTGATCTCGGCCATGGCCGGGGCGAGCTGGATCAGCTTTGCGGCCAGATCCTTGTCGCCACTGGCGAAGGCGGCGTCGATCAGCTGCCGGAAGGCCTGACGCGAGCCGGGCAGGGCGTCGATGCCGAGCCCCGCCAGCGCCTGCGAGAGCTCCTCGCGCGCCTGGGCGAGGCGTTCGGCGGGGCTGTAGAACCCGGCATAATAGGCGCTGACGGCCTCGGACATGGCCTCAAGGCCGCCGAAGGCCCCGGCCCATTTTGAGGCCGCATCGGCGCCCGCCAGCGAGGTGTCATAGGCGGTCTTGCCGAGCCGGTCGAGCCAGGCATTGGCCGTGGCCAGCGCCGAGGAAAGCCGGGTCAGGGTCTCGCTGGCGCTTTCGCCCCGGCGCGCGAAGGCCGAGGTGAAGGCGGAGAGATTGCCGCTGACGCCTTCGCCCGCGGCCAGGATCATCCGCGCCAGCGCGTCGGAGAGCTGCGTGAACCCCGCCCGGATCGCCTCTTGCGCCTCGTTGTCGGAAAGCCCGTGGGTGGAGATCCTGATCTGCGTCGCAAAGCCCTTGAGCGCGTCGCGCCCGGCGATGCCGAGCGTGTCGGCCATGTCCGCGACACCGCCCACGATCCCGGCCACCGCGGCCTCGATCGGGTCGGCAATCGCCGCGGCGGCTTCGGTGAAGGTCTCGCGGGTCTTCTTCGACAGCCCCCAGAACCGCGAGGTCCTGGTCTTGCTGAAGGTCTCGACCAGCGTGTCCATGTCGGTGACGGTCAGCCGCAGCCCGGCGTCAAGCTGGGTGACCTTCTTCTTGAAGAAGGAGAAGACCACGCCCACCCCGGCAAGGATCGGCAGCGCCGCGCCGATGGCGGCGCCGAAGGCCCCGAGGCTGCTCGTCGCGCTGCCGACGACCGAGGAGAGATAGGTGCCCGCGGCGCCAAGGCCGCCGCCCGCCCCGAAAAGCGCGGTGCCCAGCCCCGCCGCGCCCGAGCCGATCGCGCCGAGAAAGCTGCCCGCGGTGCCAAGGAGGCCAAGCGGTCCCGCAAAGCCGCCCGCCGCCGCCCCGGAGACGGCCGCGCCCGCCGCGGCGCCGCCGCTGACGCCAAGGCCGAGCGAGAGCGTGATCCGGTTCTTGAGAAAGAGCGCCACGACCTGCTTGAGCGCGTCGCGGGCAAGGCTGACCAGCCCCTTGAAGCCGCCCTGAAACCCGTCAAGCATCCAGTCGACCGCGCCTTCGACCGAGGACCGAACCCCGTCCCGCAGCGCATCGGCAAACGCCTGCGCGGCCTTTTGCGCCTCGGTCAGGCCCTTCCTGACCTTCTTTCCGGCGCCGGAGCCCGCGCCCCCGAGACCTGTCAGCGTGCCCTCGGCCTCGGTGGCGGCCGCGCTCACCTCCTGCGCGGCCGCGGCGGCGTCTTCCGCCCCGATCTGCAGGTCGCGCAGGGTTTGCGTGATCCCCGCATCTGCGCCCATCAGCCGGGTGCCGAACAGATCATTCATGCCGTCGGCAAGTGCCCAGGTGAACTCCACCCATCCCCCGGCCATGTCGCGCAGAACCTCGAAGAACTTCGCCTTGAGCTTGTACCAGGCGGCGGCAAAGCCCCCGGCCTTGCGCACGGCATCGAGGATGGCAAGGCCGAGCTCGCCCATGGCGACGACGAGCACGCCGACGCCGGTGGCGGCGATCGCGGCGCGCAGCCCGGCCATGGAGACCGAGAGCGCCATCGTCGCCAGGCGCGCGGCGAGCGCGGCCGCCTGCCAGGCGATCAGCCCGGCGGTGAAGGCGGCGGCATAGGCGGTCAGATGCGGCAGCGCCGCCATCAGCCCGTCGATCACCCCGCGCAGGAACCCGCCCTCGCGCATGGAATTGACGAAGGCGCGCACCATCGCCTCGACCGCCGGGGCGAGATCGGCGGCGATGCGGTTGCGCGTGGCCTCAAGGACGACCGAAATGTCGTCAAGCGCCCGCTGCGCCGCGCGCAGCGCGGTGATCGCATCGGTCCCAAGCACGGCGCCAAAGCTCGACGCGCTCTCGCCGAGGCGGGCCATTTCCGCGCCATTGGCGCGCAAAAGCGGCAGCAGCAGCGTGGAATCGCTGGCGATGGCCTCCATGTAGAAGGTCATTTCCGCCTGCGAGAGGCCCGCTTTCTCCAGGCTCGACACGTAAAGCTGCAAGGCCTGCGGCCCCGAAAGATCGCGAAACGCCTGCGCGGTCACGCCGACGCGCGGCGCGATCCTTTCGAAGAAATCCGCCATCGCGCCGCCGCCGGTGGAGAGATAATCCCCCACTTTGTCATTCACGTCCTTGAGGATATCGGCGAGCTTCTCCTGTTCGAGGCCCACCGTCCGCGCCCCGAAGGACCAGTGCTGCAGCTCCTGCGCCGAGGCGCCCGCGACCTGCGACAGGCGGGTGATCTCGCGGGCGGAGCGCGCGGCCGCGGTGACGATCGAGGCGAGGGCCGGGCCGCCGATCGCCGCGCCGATGGCGGAGACCGCGGCCGAGGCGGCCATGGCCGCGCCCTTGAGCGTGCCGAGCGAGGCCGTCGATCTGGCGACGCCCTTTTGGAAGCTGGCGCTGTCGAGACCGAGATTGACGCGCAGCGCGCCGATCACTGCGGAAGCAGACATGGGCATTCCCCGAAAAGACAGGGCCGCCCCAGGCGGCCGGGTTTGCAGATCAGGGCCGGGGGCGCAGCGCCATGGCGATCAGCGCGCCCCGGACCCGTTCATGATCGACCTCGCGCGCGCCCTGCGAGTGGGCGGCGTCGTCGTGGTCCGGCCGGAACTCCGGCAGGTGTTGCGGATCGTGGACAGCAAAGGCCACGAGCCCGGCGAGCTGGTGATTGAGGGCGCGGGCGGTCTCGATCTCGGCGCGGCGCTGCGCGGCGGCACCGCGCAGGATCATCACCGCCTCGCGCGGGGTCAGATCCCAGAAGCCCGGATACTCCTGCCCGGCCTCGAGCCAGGCGCGCAGCAGCGCGTTCAGGGGATCCGCTTCTTCCGGCTCGCCCCGTTTCCCCCGGCGTCTGCGGCCTCCGCCCCCGGGGCGCCCGCCTGCGGAAAGGCGGCGCGGATCGCCTCGCCCAGAAGCCTTGCCGCTTCGGTCTGGCCGATCTCGTCCATCAGATCGCCCGCCGCTTCCTCGGTGAGGCCCTCATGCGAGAGCGCCGCCCAGACCATGCGGCGGATGCGCCGCGTGTCGCCGGGGCTTTGTTCCAGCGCGGCCATCGCGTCGAGCAGGGTCTCGCCCGCGGCGTCCTGATAGCGGACAAGGGCATTGGTGGAGAGCCGGAAATACCGCTCCCCGGCGAAGGGCACCGCGCCGCGCAAGCTCGTCATGCCGGTCATGCTGGTCATGCCTTCGTCCCCCTGGTCCAGGTCACGTTGCCGGTGGCGCGGATGCTGATCGTCATGGCGATCAGGCCGGTGACGTCGTTGCCTTCGACCTGCGGGGTCGGGAAGCCGCGGAACTGGAAGACATCGCCGGTCTTCTGGCCGGGGGCGGGTTTGAGGGTGGTGCGGTAAAAGACCGGCTCGTCGCGGAGGGAATCGGCGATCTGCTGTTCGTAGCCCGCGGCGGTATAGCCGCAGGGCACCGAGATCTCGCCCGCGTCGCGCATGCCGCGGATGTATTCCTTGAAGCCGTTCGGGCTGTCGAGCGAGGTGGCATCGATGTAATCGGTGCTCGGTGCGGGGATGGCGATGCCCTTGCATCCGGGGATCGCCGTCCAGGCGACGCCATCGGTGGAGCGCTCGACGGTGGCGCCGTAAGCGATGATTTGATTGCTGGCCATGCGGCCCTCCTCAGCTGGTGAAAACCGTGATGAAATCGAGCGAGACCCGGAACGGGGCCTCGCTGTCTTGTGAATCGCGCGTGCCCGCGTGAAAGACGCCCTGAAACCCGCCGCCGCTGTAACCCTCCAGGGCGGCGCGCACGGCGCGGGAGAGGCGCTTGGCCGCGCCGTAGCTTTCGGCGTAGCAATCGACCTGGACGCGGCCGCGGGACACGCCATCGGGGCCCGAGAGCAGCAGCCCGCCGGTCTCGGCGATCGTCCAGAGCACGAGGCGCGGGCAGGCGGTGTCCTGCGGGTTGGCGCCGAAATCGATCCGCTCGCCAGCGAGTGCCGTGACCGCGTCCGAGGCCAGCAGCGCGGCGCGAAAGCTCTCTTCCATCAGCCCTTCTCCTTTGCGGCCGCCCGCCTGGCCGCCTTTTCGATCTCGCCCCAGAGCGTCTTGCCCAGCCGATCGAGGGTGGGTCTGCCCTCGGCCTCCCAGGCGGGGCGCAGGAAGGGGCGGGGCGCGGTGCCGGGGTGCTCGGTTCCGGCGAATTGACCGCGGTTGCGGTGCGGCTTCGTTCCGAATTCCACCAGATGGGCGTGATTGCCCGCCTGTTTGTAATCGGGGCCCAGAAACATCTCGACCGCGGCCTTGCCCTCGGCCTGCAGCCTGCGGTTTGCCTGCTGCTGGCGCTTGCTGAGCTTGGTGCTGATGCTGATCGAGCGCTTCAGATTGCCGGTCGGCCCCTCGGGGGCGAGCGCCGCGGCCAGATCCGCCACCGGCCGGGCGGCGGTCTTCAGCGCGCGCCGCATCACCGCTTTTGCCGTGGCGGTCTTCTCGATCTGCGCCAGCGCCTGTTCGAGGTCGCGCAGCCCTTCCAGCTTCACCGTGCCGATCATCCCGCCGCCTTTCCGATCATGATCGCCGCAAGGGAGAGCTCGATCAGCCCGGTGCCCGGGGCGCAGATCCCGCGGATCTCCCACAGCTGGCCGCGCGCCCGCACCCGGTCCGCGGCGGTGATCTGGCGGGCGCGGCGAGAGGCGCGCAGGCGCAGCCTCGCACCGCGCCGCGTCCCGATCTGCCCGGCCGCGGCGGCTTCCTCGCCCGGGGTCTCGCGCAGGCTGGCCCAGAGGGTCGCGTATTCGTCCCAGCCGGCGAGGGTTCGGCTCAGCCCGTCGTCACCGATCCGCGGGCGCAGGATCGTTGCCCTTGTGTCCAGGCATTCGCCCATTCTCAGCCCCCCGAAAGCCCGCACGCCATCACGCGCGGGCGCAGATAGCGGGCGTGCCGGAGCATCGCGCGCGCGCCGAAGGAGAGCGCACCGGGGCTGGCCGCCTCGCCCGCGATGGTGATCCCGGCCGCGTGCCAGTCCCGCGCGATCAGCACGATCGCCTGGCGCAGCGGCAGGAGCGCCGGGCTTTCGGGATCGGCGCCGACCGTGGCGGTGATGGTGACGGGGCAGGGGGCGGCGCCGGAGGGCAGCGCGCCCGCGGCGAAGTCGATCTGCGGTTCGTCATGGGCCAGGCGCAGCCGCCAGCGCGCCGGGTCAAGCGCCTGCGCGCCCGTTTCGGTCTCGACCACCACCTGCGCCACCGCGACCACCGGCGCGCAGGGAAACCACCAGCGCCGCAGGCCGGGCCCGGCCTCCAGCGTGATCTCGACCTCGCGCGGGCCGAGCGGGCGGTTCGTCGCCTGTTCGACCAGGCTTTGCGCCGCCGCCAGACAGGCGGCGAGGGCGGCATCATCCTCGGTCCCCTCGTCCATATGGGTGGCGCGCTTGAACTCGGCCAGGCTGACCGCGCCCGGGACCGGTCCCAGAGCGCGCATCAGCCCGCGCGCCCCTGCACCGGCGGGGCGCCGTCTTCGCCGTCGTCCTCTTCGCCTGCGCCGTCGTCAGGGTCGACGAGCAGGAACTCCGGCGCGGCCGCGTCGTCGTCGATCCCGTCATCGGGCTCTTCGGCGGGCTCTTCGGCGGGGGCCTCATCCTCCCCCGGCTCTTCCCCGTCGCCGGTCGCGGCCGTCGCTGCGGCGAGCGGCACCGCCTTGCCCCGGGCCACCAGCGCCGCCGCCTCCAGCGGATCGAAGCCCGCCACATCGCCCGCATGATAGGGCGGCGCGGCGGCGAGGAAGGTCAGCACCACGCGCTTGCAGGCTTCCGGCCCGGCCGCCGTGGCGGGCAAGGACGGCGCGGCCTTCGCCGCCTCGGCCGCGCCGCTGGCGATCAGCGCGCGCGCGACGGGGGCCTCGAACCCGGCGATCTCGCCGGTGTTGTAGGGCGCGGAGCCCCGCAGAAATCTTACCGTGACCAGCCTGGCCATGTTTGTTCCTTTCCGATCAGGGACCGGGCCGCGACCGGGCGCGGCCCGGGGGATCACAGCGCCCAGCCGATGCCCTGCAGCCCGGCGATCGCCACCTCATGTTCGGGGGCAAAGTCATGCTCGGCGATGGCGCGCATCAGCGTCTGGTCATTGGCAAAGGCCGATTGCATCTCGCCATTGGCGTCGAGATAGGCGGCCTCGGTCGATTGCGCGATCCGCAAGAGGCCGCTTTCGCCGATCACCAGATAGGAGAAATCGGCAAACATCACCTCGGTCTCGTTCGCCCCGGCGCCGAGGTTGTTGGGCAGCTGGGTGGTGGTGTGGATCGGAAATCCCATCAGCTCGCCGCGCGCGTCGATCGAGGGATAAAGCGCATTGCCATGCAGATCCTTCAGCGCGGCCAGGAAGTTCTTCGCCCCCGGGCGCATGATCCAGCCCGGCGTGACCATCAGGATATTGGCATCCTCGACCAGCGAGACGAGCTTGCGCAGCGCCTTGTCGATCGCCAGCGCATCGGTGCCCGCCACCGCGCCCAGCCAATGCCCCGCCGGGATCCAGTTGCGCGCGCCCTTGGGCGCCTCGTTCGTGCCGTCGCCGCGCAGGAAGGCCAGATCCTCGCGCGCGCCCATCACCTTGAGCAGATCGTCGCGCACGAGCGCGCCCATCTGCAGCGAGGAATAGGAGAGCAGCGAGTTCGAGATCGGCACCAGCGCGCGCAGCTTCTTGAAGCTCTGGTCGACGGCCTCGAAGCCCGGGGCGCTGGCGCGCGGCGCCACGGTCTCGCCGCCATAGCCTGCGCTGGCGCTGCCCGCCTGACGCGCCTTGCGCAGCTGCCCCGCGGGCATCGGCACCACCCGCGCCCCGGCGCGGCGCATCACCACCCGCGGGCGCAGCATCGCGATCAGATCCGCGGCCAGCGGGCGCGGCACCGTCACGCCGCCCGCGGTCGCATCGGTGGCGTTGAGCGCGGCCGCGACCTGGCCAAAGCCCGCCCGCTCCAGCCGGGCGACGGCGCGGCCCAGATCGCCCTTTTGCGCCGCGAGCGCGCCGACGATCAGCCCGACCTCGATGCCCTTGTGCGCGGGGTCTTTCGGCACCGCCGCCGCGCCCGCCCCAAGGTTCGCGCCCGGGCTCGCGCCCGGGTCGGTGTCGCCCGGCCCCGCGGCGGCGGCCTGTGCGGCTTCCACCGCCTCGGCGCGCTTCACCTGCTTGTCGGCGGCCTCAAACGCGCCCTGCGCCGCCGCAAAGGCGGTTTCCGCCGCGCTGATCGCCGCCGCATCGGGCGTCTCGGCCGCTTCCAGCGCGGCCAGCGCCTCGGCCCTTTCGGCCATGCCGTCCGCCGCCGCCTTTCGCGCGCGGCGCAGATCATCGATCGTCATCGTTCTTCCTTTCCGAGAGTCCGGGATCCAAGGCCGCGGCGCCGGGCGCGCGGCCACATTCCCCGCCGCCACCGCCGCGGGGTCACACCGGCCGGGGCCGGGATGTCTTAAAGACGGGCTTTCGCCCGGGCTGCGGCGGCCAGCGCCCGTGCCCCCCGCGCCAGACCCTTGCGGGGGGCGGGGGCATGGGCGGCCCGCAGCCGGGCATAAAAGGCGGCGCGGGTCTCGATCCGGTCGGCGAGCCCGCGCGCCAGCGCCTCGGCGGGGTCAAAGACCGCGCCGCCATCTTCGGGATCGTCGCTGACCGAAAGCCGCGCGGCCAGATCCTCGGGCGCGATGCCGCGCCCTTCCGCCACCGCCGCGTGAAACCGCGCCTCGGTCTGATCAAGGCCGCGGCGGATCTCGGCCTTGCCGTCCTCGGTCGCCGGATCGGGCCATTTTGCCCGGGCATGGCGCGAGGTGAAATCGAAGAGCTGCACCCCCGAGGCGGCCCCCGGCGCGACATTGGCCGCCGCCGTCACCGCCACCCCGATCGATCCCACCGCCGCGCCGGGCGTCATCACCAGCTCGCGCGCCTGGCTGGCCAGCCAATAGCCCGCCGAGGCGGCAAGCGGCGCGGCCAGCGCATGGACGGGCTTGACCGCCGCCAGATCGCGCAGCGCCGTCACCGCATCCCCGATGCCAAGCGTGTAGCCGCCCGGCGTGTCGAACTCGACCACCACCGCCGAGACCGCCGCGTCAGAGGCGAGCTCGGCGCAGGCTTCAGTGATGCCGCGATAGGTTGCCCAGCCCAGATAGCGTTCCAGCAGCGCCGAATTCGGCGTCAGCAGGCCGCGCACCGGCATCACCGCCAGGCCCGGCTCGCGCGTGTAGCGCGTCAGATCGCCCGCCAGGGCCTGCGGCGCTGCCGCCGCCGCCACGGGCCAGGCCGTCGCCAGAAGATCGGCGGCCCGCGCCGTGTCCAGCGCCATCAGCCCGCCGCCCGCGGCCAGCACCTCCCGCACCGTTCTGCCCATCTCTCAGCCTTCCTTGCCCATTGCGCCGCCGTCCTTGCGGGTCATGTTCGGCGGCGGATAAAGCACGTCGCCGCCCGCGATCGGGTCCTTGCCCTCGATCGCGCGCCCCTCGTTCGGCGTCAGGATCGGCCCGCCGACCGCCTTGGTGATCGCCTCGTAGCGTTCCTTTGTCGTCGCCATCAGCAGCGCGTCATATTGGTGGCGCAGGAACAGCCCGGCGCGGCGCTCGGCCGCGCTGAGCAGCCCCTGGCCCAGACCCGATTCAAGGAACCGGCCCCAATGCGTCAGGCATTCGGCCTTGTAATCCAGCGCCTGCTGCTCGCCATTCGCCTTCACCCCGTATTCGAGCATCTGCAGCTTGGCGGGCGGCACCCGGTAAAGCGCCGCGATCTGTTCGCGGTCGAACTTCTGCGAGGCCAGCAGCTCCAGATCCGCCGCCGAGAGGCCAAGCGACTTGATGTCGTCGCTCTGCCCGATGATCAGCACGCCCTCGTCGGCATCCTCGGCCATCGCCGCCTTGAGCCGCGCCCGCGCGCGCTGCCAGGTCTCGTCATCGGCGCCGAAATCCTCGAGCTTCGCCACCGCCTTGAAACCCTTGCCACCCGCCAGCCGCGCCGCCGCCTCCTGACGGGCGAGCGCAATGCCCAGCGTCTCGGCCGCCACCTCGATCGGGCTGCGCCCGGTCCAGCCGTCCTCGGCCATGTAGCGCAGATGCGCCATCACCCGGCCCGAGACGCGGCGGTGCACCTGCGCGCCGTCTTCGAACTCGTAATAGCGTTCGCGCCCGGCGCGCAGCACGGTGCAGTGATCGGGCCGGATCGCCTCGATCAGCGTGACCTCGCCCGCGCCGTCGCGCGGCGCAAAGGCAAAGCCGCGGCCGCGCAGGGTGAAGGCATAGCCGATGGCGAAGCGCATCACATGGGCGGGCACGCCGGGCGCGGCCTCGGCATTGAGCAGGTGATCGAGCGGATGGTCGCGCAGCCGGATCTCGCGCCCGCTGCCCGCGCGCTGAAACACGCCGAGCGGCAGCTTTGCCAGATCGCCCGCGATCACCGTGCAGGCGGCCACCACGGTCGCATGCTTTTGCGCCAGATCGGGCGTCACCCGCGGCAGGCTGCGCACCCGGCTTGCCCCCGTGATCCCGAACTCCCGCCAGCCCGCGTCGTGCGAGACGGGCAGGGCGGCCGCGCCCGCCGTCGCCCGCCCCAAGGCCAGTCCGGTCAGGGCCGGTTCGATCCGCGCCGCGGCAGGCGGCATGGCAGGCGACGTGGCACGGGCACCAAGCCCCAGAAGACCGCGCAGGTTCATAATGTCTCCACCCCTCTTGCTTGCTTGCGCCTGCGTTCGCCCGCGGCGGCGCGTCCCACCGCCATGATCATCGCCACCGCGGCATCGATCCGCCCGGTCGAGCGTTTCTTGTTCGGCTTGATGTTCTCGGCCGCGTCCTCGTCGCGGTGCACGTTGCCCACCTGCCAGGCGAGCACCGGATTGCCGCCGTGGCGGATGCGGTTTTGCGCCACCAGCTCCTCGACCCGCTTCATCGGGTTCGACATGCTGGCAAAGCCCTGGCGGTGCTCGACCATCGGCAGGCGCCGCTTCGCCAGCCGGTCGGCCATGTACTTCATGCCCCAGGGATCATAGGCGATCTCCTGCACCGCGAAGGTCTTTGCGATCCAGCCGATCCGCGCCTCGATCTGCGCCTCGTCGATCGCGCCGCCGGTATGCACCTCCAGCCAGCCCTGGTCGCGCCAGGCGACATATTCCCGTTTCTCCTTTTGCGCCCGCACGATGAAGCCCTTCGGCCCGGCGGGCAGGAAGGTATAGGCGATCAGGTAGATCAGCCCGCCCATCGGCACCGCGACGACAATCGCCGTGGTGTCGATCTTGTTCGACAGATCCACCCCCACCCAGGCATCGCGGCCGTAAAGCATCCGCACATCGAAAGGCGCATCGGCCGCGCCCTGATCCCAGCTCTCGCGCGCGATCCACATCTGTTCGCCCTCGGTCCAGAGGTTGCAGTGGAAGCGCTTGAAGTTCGGCATCGAGGCGGCGATCGCCGCCGCTTTCGAGGCCGCCTCGTGCATCTTGCCGATCGGCTTCGACACGCCGAGGTTCGGATTGCCCATCGGCCAGAAGGCCGGATCGAGCGGGTCGCAATCGGCGGGCGGCTCGGCGACGAAGCCGAAAAAGGCGTCGTCGGTGATCGCGCCGCGCAGCACGCCCTCGGCATAGCCGCGCAGCTCGCCGCAAAGCGAGTGGCGGTCATGGCCCGCGGTGGTGATCACCCAGTCGATCGGCTGCGCCCGCGCGATCATCGACTCGACGATGGTCTCGGCCAGTTCGCGGTCGGTCCAGCGGTGCATCTCGTCGCGCGCCAGAAAGCTCGGGTTGATCCCGTCGCTGGAATCGCCATCGCGCGAGAGGCATTTGATCACCCCGTCCACCCGCGGCGTGACGATCTCGTGGCGCATCGTCTGCATCATCCTGCCCAGGACCGGCGAGCGCTTGACGATCCGCCCCACCTCCTTGAACAAAAGCCCCGCCTGATCGCGCGTCGTCGCCGCGCAAAAGCCCTGCGGCGCCGCCTCGCCGTCCAGAAGCTGGGTGAACAGCATCGGCACCGCGGTATCGGTGGTCTTGCCGTTCTTCTTGCCGACCTGATGATAGGTCGAGCGGAACCGGCGCAGCCCCGAGCCTTCGCGCTTCCAGCCAAAGACCGAGCCGTGCCGGAACACTTGCCAGGGCTGCAGCTCCAGCGGCTTGCCCGCCATCGGGCCGACCGTATGTTGCAGCATCCGCGCGAAATTGATGATCCGGTCGGCGGCGGCGCAGTCGAAGTAAAGCCCGCGTTCGGCGCCGGTGTCGAGATCGCGCAGATGGCGCGCGCAGGCCAGCCGCACCAGCTCGCCCGCCACGATCCGCCCCTCCATCACATCGGTCGCATAGCGCGAGACCGGGTGATCAAGCGGAGGGCGCATTCACCGCCCGCATCAGATCCTCGAAGAGATCGCCCTGGCTGGCCGCGCCGAGCCGCTTCTCGTCGATCGGCGAGAGCCCGAAAAGCGCGCCGAGCCGGATCATTCCCTCCAGCGCGGATTTGCGCAGATGCACCTCGGGGCGGGTGCGCTTCTGGTTGCCGTTGCGCCCCGCGCCGGTCTCGTAGGTCACGCCGTTCGCGCCGATATCGCGCGTCATCGCGATATAGACCGCGACCTCCTCGCAATAGCCCGCGAAGAGCTCGTGGTAATGCGGCTCCAGCCGCTTGAGCCGGATCAGCTGCGGGGCCAGCCGCAGCCAGACCGCGCGCGCATCCGCGCTCATGAACTCGGGCGGCGCCGGACTGGCCTCGTCTTCGCCCTTCATCGGGGTGACGATCCTCAGAGTGCCTTTCGCGCCGCGCATGCCGCCCCCCGTGTTCCTTCCTTCCAAGTGGGTTTTTGATCCCAATTTCCCGCCCGCGAAAACGAAGCTCCTCCCGCCGGTGCGGGGGGAAGGGGGCCAGTTTCCGGATACCCCCCGGGGGGGCTCAGTCCGCGCCGTGCCAGATCTCGCGCGCGGTCTTGCGCGAATGGCAGCGCTTGCACAGCGGCTGCCAGTTCGTCCGGTCCCAGAACGCCCGCGCATCGCCCCGGTGGCGGGTGATGTGATCGACCTCGCGCGCGGCTTCGATCACGCCCAGTTCGGCGCAATCGGCACAAAGCGGATGCGCCGCCAGAAAGGCCGCCGCCGCCCGCCGCCAGCGCGGATCGTGATAAAGCGCGTGCCAGCGCCTGGCCTCGGCCGAGCGTGCGGCTTTGGCCTTGCGCTCCCGGTCACAGGCCAGATGTTCGGGGCAACGCGAGCCGCCGGGCAGGGCCAGCGCCTCGCAGCCCGGCGCCGAACACAGCTTCCTGATGGCCATGTCGTCCCCGGAAAAGGAAAACGCCCGCAAGGCCGGTCAGCCTTCGGGCGCAATTCGAGATCATGCAAAATCCATACGCAGTCGCGATTTAACGGTCAAGCGCAAAGTCGCATCCTTTCCAGCGCCGCCGCCAGCGCCTTGCGCAGGGCTTCGATGTTCTGCCCGCTCTTCGCCCAGCCATGCGCCAGCAGCACATCGCCAAGGCTCTGGCCCTGCAGGCAGAAACCATCGACCAGCGCCCGGTCCGCGATCAGGCGCGCGCCGCCCTCTTCGGCGCGTTTCGAGGGCCGCACCCGGCGCACCGAAAGCGCCGCGCCGGGGCCGATCCGGGCCTGCATCCGCGCCAGCCGCGCCGCCGCCTGGGCGTGCCGTTCGATCCAGTCAAGCCCGCCCGCGCCGCCGCCGCCGAGCCGCCCTTCGAGGCTGGAGCATCTGACCCCGCCCGCCGAGACGAATTCGGCCAGCGCCGCATAGCTGCGCCCCGCCAGAACCTGCCCGGGCGAGAACGGCGCCGCCTGACCGCGCCGCTGCGCCGCCCGGTCCATCTTGTCGAAGAGATCGGCGCGGCGCACCGCATCGCGGCCGCGATAGCCCGCCGGTTCCGCGGCAAAGCCCTCGGCGCCCTTCGGCACCATCGCGACCGGCTGAAACCGCAGCGCGGCGCCCCGCGCGGGCGCGGCCGCGATCTCCGGCCCGCAGCTTTGCGGCGCCGCCGCCCGCGCCATCACGCAGGCCTGCGCCAGCGCCTGCATCCGCGTCACCGAGAGCACCACCTCAAGCGGGCCGCCCGCGCCGCCCCGCCGCACCCAAAGCTCGCTGCGCGCCACCGCTTTCGTCGTCAGCGCCCAGTCCAGCACCTCGACCCAGAAGCGGAACTGCGCCCGGTCGCGCGGGGCCAGCGCCCGGATCGCCGCGGGATCGGCCGTGCCCGTCAGCTGGCGCACCGCCAGATCGGCCAGAACTGTCGCGGGAACGACCCGCCCCCCGGGAAATGTCATCAGGCTCATGCCGCGCGATCCTCTGCATCCGAGATCTTCATCATCGCCTCCGCCAGCGCCAGATCGGCGTGATAGGCCTCCAGCCAGGCGTGATCCTCGCGGCGCAGGCTGCTGCCGCGTTCCAGCATCTGGCGCAGCCCGGCGCGGCGGCGGGCATTGTCGGCGGCCTCCTCGCGCAGCTTCGAGATCATGTAACGCCCGGGCGGCGGACCCAGCCGCCGGGCCATCCGCATCAGCTCGACCAGATAGCCGCCGTCGCGCGCCTCGCGCCCCGCCGCCGAGCGCAGCAACGAGGCGACGTAATCGCTTCTTTGCGGCGGCGGCTGCTCCAGCCCATAGGCCCAGCTCAGCAAGAGCGCCGGTTCCGGCCAGACCCCGCGCGCCTGTTTGAGCGCCATCTCGCACAGGCCCCGCAGGTTCTGTCGGCTCATGTAAGACAGCCTGCGCGCGATCATCGCCTGATCGCGGGCATGGTCTTCGGCCGTCACCTTGCGGCTGCGCCGCAGCCCGGCCATCGGCCCGAGCAACTCCGCGCGCACCCGCGCCTCGCTGCGGCCCCCGTCCGGCCGTTCACCGTCCGGCCGCTCCACGTCCTGTTCCTGATCCTGCCCTGTCATCTTCCCTGCTCCTTTCTCAGCACTTATCCACATATCCACAGGTTCGCCCGCCCGGGTCCGTCTGAGGATCGGCCTCTATCCCTTTCAATGTCTTGTCCTTTTCCCTGTCGTGCAGGACAGTCCGAGAGTGTCCGGGACTGTCTTGACACTGTCTTTCGGACAATTCGGGACAGTTATGGCCGTTCCGATCTGGCCCGCATGGTCAGCGCCAGCATGTGATCCGACCAGGCCGCCAGCGCCCGCTCGACCCATGCCGAGGACCGGTACTCGCAGCCCTGGCTCACCAGCCATTCATCCATGAACAGCAGCGCCGCATCATTTTTGGCCAGATCCGCCGCATAGCCGGAGATCGTGATCCGCAGCCGCTGGCGGCGCTTGGCGGCATTGGCCGCCTCGTTCTTCGCGCGGTTGTCTTCCTTGCGCGCGATCGCTTCGGTCAGGGTGCGCAGCACCATCGGATGCATCAACCGGATCTCGCCGCCATCGCAGCGGCAGCGCTCCCAGCGGTGCAGGGGCCCGTAGGGCAGGCTGCACAGCGCCCGCATATGCACCGGATCGACCATCACCAGCCGCGCCAGAATGTCGGTGTCGATCGGCAGCGTGCCGACCGGCGACTGGTCATAGGAGATGAAGATCAGATCCAGATAAAGCGCCCGGCATTCGGCCGTGCCGCGCAAGCGCATGTCGGAGTTCAGCCAGCGCCGCCGTTCCCAGGGAACGAAGTAATGGCTGTCGAGCCGGTCTTCGTTCGACAGCGGATAGTCGCGGATCTCCTCGGCGCCCACCGGCTTGAAGAGCGCGGCGCGCTGTATCCCGGCCCCATGGAATGCCTCAACCATCGCAGATCCTCCCCGCGTTGAGAACTGCCCCGCCGACAGGCGGCAGCATCACCTCGCCCTGTGCCCGCGGCCCGCTGATCAGCTTCATGCCCATCGTGCCGCCCCTTCCTCAGAACGCCCGCGCCAGCAGGTCATCGACCTCGCCCGCCTCGGGCGGCACATTGACCCCGGCAAAGGCCACCGCCAGCGCCGCCCAGGGCGCGCAGCCGATCCGGTCCAGAAAATGCAGCATGCGCAGGCTCGGCACCGCCAGCAGCACCAGCGCGCCGCCCTCGGGCGGGCCCTGCACCAGCCGCACCAGCCCCGCGGCGTCGCAAAACCGCTCGACCGCGTCGATCTCGCCATCGCCCAAAAGCGCCAGCCGGTCGCGCATCAGCCCCAGAAACCGTGCCATCCGCCCGGTCTCGATCCGCAGCGCCATCCGCGCCGCGCCGCAGGCGCCCTCGATCACCAGCGCCGCGCCGCTCATGGCCGCCCCCGCGCCGCCGGGTCATAGGCCAGCGGCTCCAGAAGCTCGATCAGCCGCGCCGCCAGCGGGCGCATCTGCGCCGCCTCGCGGTGATCGACGTAACCATCTGCCACCGCTTCGGAAATCTGCATCACCAGCTCGCCCAGCGAGGCCGCCACCCGCAGATGTTCGGGCTCGCCCGGGCTCGCCTCATGCGCCATCTGCCCGCAGGCCGCCAGAATGTCGCTGGTGAAGGACGGCCCCAGCACCGAGCAGATCGACAACAGCGCGCTCAGCTGCGGCGTCGCCCCCTGCACATAGCTCTCCAGCGTCCGCGTCGGGATGCCCGTCGCATCCGACAGCGCCGGAAACGAAAACCGACGCCCCCGCCCGACCCGAAGCCGCAGCGCATCCTCGATCCGCCGCGCCGCATCTTCTTGCGAAATCAAAGTGCCGTTTCTCATGGGAGACGTCCCTCCGCACCGTCAGGATGACGCGTATCGGTCAAGGAATTTTGCGAAAGGTCAGGTGCCATTTGAACGGCAGGCAAGGTGCGAAGACCCGGCGCAAGGCGCGCGCCCTCGGCAACGGCGGGGGGATCGGGCCAGTCGAAGAAATGCTCCGGCCGCAGGTCGATTCCGCGCGCCCGCGCCGCGGCGAGGAGCGCCTTCTGGCAGTCCGCAGGGATCAGCCCATCGGTGCCGCCGCGCGCGCGGGGATACTCCCAACGCCGCACCCGCGCGGCGCTGCGGCAGGTCATCTCGGCGACGGCATCGTATCCGCCGCAAATCTGGATCACTCGTTTGGCAGGGTTCAACATGCCAAGACATTGCGATAATCGCAATGTTCGGTCAAGTGACGACTTGCGATTTTCGGCAATTTTCGATTTTCGCAGCTTTTGCGATGCTGCGGCCATGGAAGTGATTGACGGAAACTGGATCAAGCAACGCCTGACAGGCCGGAGGGGCGAGAAAACCGAACTCGCTCAAGCTCTCGGCATTTCTCTGGAGAAGGTCACCAAGACACTCTCGGGCAGTCGTCGGGTGCAACCCGAGGAGATCCCGAAGGTTCTGGAGTTCTTCAGGGCGCAGGGAGGGCGGACGAGGACGGACACCTTTGCCGCGATCTTCGAGCATCTTCCACCAAAGCTGCAAGAGCAGGCGGAAGAGTTTCTTCTCTACCTAAAAGCGAAAGCAGAAAGTCCAGAAGAAGGTCCTGTTGATCCGCAGAAAGCGCCTCGGCATGCTTCTGAAAAGTGACTGCGTCCACCTTGACCCCCTATCTCCAAGGGCCGGAACCTTACGGGAACACGGTCCGCGTTCAAGCCGCCAGATCTTGCGGTCAGGTACCCACCAAACCGCAAAAAGAGACATGCGGCGACATTAGTTTCAAAAGAATCAATATGTTATGAGCGCCGATGGGGGCGCTTGCCGAGAGGCGCCCGGAAAGCGGATCGCGGGCAGGCTCGGCGCCGAGGTGATTGCCCTTTTCGCGCTGCCACCTTGAGAGTGGCGACTATGCTTTCACGGGATGAAAATGGCCTCCCGTCGGCCGAAAGATTGCGCCTGCCGACGAGCGACGCGCCCAGGGCACGGCCACCCGCATCGCACCGTCGCAACCTTGGAAGAATTGCACGCAGATCGACCGCCGCTGTGGCGCTGCCTTCACCGCCGCTCGGCCTTGGCCCCGCCGGAAAGCGGGGCTTTTGAGCTTTGGTCCCCCAGGGCCTGCCCGTCGAAGCCCCCACGAATCGACGCGAATGAAAAGTTGCGATAAGCGCAACTTCATGGCTTGACCTGCGATTGCGATTATCGCAACAATACCGCATCAACCACCACACAGGAGGCAGTGATGCGGCGCGACGAACCCAGATTTTTGCGACTGCGCGACGGGCTTGCCGTGTCGCATCACCCCTCGCTTTCGCTTTCCGCCTATGCGGCGATCCTCGCGGCCACGCTGCTCTTTGGCCACCTTGGCCTGCGCACTGCGCTGAACCTCACCCTCGCGCTCGAACCGCACATCTGCCACCCGGCCTTTGCGACGGCGCCTCTCTATCCCGAGTGCCGTTGACTCCCGGCCGGGCACCTGGCCCGGGCGCTCAAGCGACGCCGCGCCCGGGCCCTTTTTCCAGGACACAGGATGCTGGACCAGACCCCGATGAAAGAGACCGCCGCCGATCGCGCGGTGCGCGATCGCGCCTATGCCGTCGCCGCCGACGAGCTGCGCCAGTTTATCGAACAATACGAGCAGCTTGACGCCGAAAAGAAGGACATCACCGCGCAGCAGAAGGACATCATGGCCGAGGCCAGAGGGCGCGGCTACGCCACCAAGGTGATCCGGAAGATCATCGCCCTGCGCAAGCGCGACAAGGCCGATGTCGCCGAGGAAGAGACGATCCTCGATCTCTACAAAACCGCCCTCGGCATGATCTGAGATCCCGTGCGCCCACCCGCACGGGCATGGCTGCGGCGCGTCACCCTCCCCTCCACGCGCCGCAGTCCCCAACACGCGAGCCCCCCATGACCTTTCCTGTCCGTGTCGAAGTCATCGACCCAGAGCTTGACGAAGTGATCCGCGACACCGGCCGGTGCGAGATCGACTATCACACCCCCGCCGGTCGCGGCTGGCTGCAGGGGCAGATCATGTCCCGCCTGCTGAGCGGCCTTGCGCTGAAAATCACCCCGCTGGCCAGCCCGCGGCCCGGCATCCCGAGAGACAGGAGCGAAACATGACCCTCATCGGCGCTATTCTTGTTTTTGTGTCCGTCTTTGGCATCCTTGCCATCAGGCGGGTGATCGTCGCCGATCCGGAAAGCGGCGGACCCGATCGGGTGGCGGACGGGCTCAGCGTCTTGTTGCCAGCCTATGCCTGCTGTGCGCTTGGCTCTTTGGGTGCGTGGCTCATTTTCGCGGCATGGCAATGATGCGCGTTCTGATCGGCTGCGAAACCTCAGGCGTGATGCGCCGCGCATTCTCGGCCCGAGGGCATGATGCCTGGAGCGTCGATCTGCTCCCCAGCGAGGACGGCAGCAACCGGCACATTGTCGGCGACCTGCGCGACTATCTGGCGGACGGCTGGGATCTGCTTGCCGTGATGCACCCGCCCTGCACGCGGTTGTGCAACAGCGGCGTGCGCTGGCTGCACGAGCCCTCGAAGCGCCTGCCGGAGACCTATGCCGCGGCGGAGCGGGAGGCCTATCTGCGCATGAGTCGTGAGGAGCGACTCGCCTTCCTGTGGGCCGACCTCGACCGCGGGGCAGCACTGTTCGCGACCTGCTGGCAGGCGCCGGTGCCGCGCGTGGCTGTCGAGAACCCGGTGATGAACCCGCACGCGCGAGAACGCTTGCCCGCGGATCTGCCGCGCCCGCAGATCGTCCAGCCGTGGTGGTTCGGTGAGCCGTTCTTCAAGGCCACCGGCTTTTACCTGCGCGGCCTGCCGCCCCTCGTCCCGACGAACAAGCTGGTGCCGCCGCGCAAAGCCGAAGAGCCGGAGCGGCACGCGGAATGGTCCGCGATCCACCGCGCCAGCCCCGGGCCGGATCGCTGGAAGATCCGCAGCCGCACCTTCCAGGGCCTCGCCGAGGCCTGCGCAGATCAATGGGGCGGTTTCGTCGATCAGCAGCACGAGGCCCGCAATGGCTGACAAGACCCTCATCGGCTGGACCGACGCCACCTGGAACATTGTCACCGGCTGCAGCATGGTCAGCGCGGGCTGCACCAACTGCTACGCGATGGGGCTGGCGGGATCGCGCCTGCGCCATCACCCCAGCCGCGCCGGGCTGACCCGCGAAACGGGCGGGCGGTCTGTCTGGACGGCCGATGTGCGGTTCAACGAGGGCTGGCTCGACCAGCCCCTTCGCTGGCGCGCGCCGCGCCGGATCTTCGTCTGTGCGCATGGCGATCTGTTTCACGAGGCAGTGCCGGAGGAATGGATCGACCGGGTGTTTGCGGTGATGGGAGAGTGTCGCCAGCACACCTTCCAGGTTCTGACCAAGCGACCGGAACGGATGAGGGAATATCTCGACGAACGCCGCAAAGGGAGGCCGCTGATGCCATCGATCGGCGGCGGGCTCTTGGGGTACCATCCTTTCAACTGTGAAGTGATGCCGCCGGAGAACATCTGGCTCGGCACCTCGATCGAGGATCAGGCGACCGCCGATGCGCGCATCCCGCATCTGCTCGCCACCCCCGCCGCCGTGCGGTTCGTTTCGGCCGAGCCGCTGCTGGGGGCGTTGGATCTGCGCATCACGCAGGCCCGCGGATCGTCTCGCGTGTTGAATGCGCTGACCGGAGCGTCGTTTTCCGAAACAAGTCTCTCGGCACTTCCTCGGGGGCCGGGCCTTGACCTCGTGATCGTCGGTGGCGAGAGCGGCCCGCGCGCCCGGCCGATGCACCCGGACTGGGTCCGCAGCCTGCGCGAGCAGTGCGTAAGCGCGGGCGTGTCGTTCCACTTCAAGCAATGGGGAGAGTGGATGTTTCAATCGCCCGAAGGCCGGGCGACAGGATTTTATCGGGTCGGCAAGAAGGCTGCTGGCCGCCTGCTCGACGGACACACCTGGGACGAAATGCCGGGAAGCAAAGGGGTGCAAGCCAATGACCAAACATGACCAGCGCCCGTTCACGCCGGAAACGCTGGCCGATCTGTGGGGCGTCTCTCCGCAGACGGTGCGCAACTTGATACACCGGCGCGAACTGCGCGCTTACAGAGTCGGCCGCCTGTTGCGCATCAAACCCGACGCCGTCGAAGAATACGAAAGGAACGCGGAGCAATGCCCGACATCAGCATCGGACGCCTGCGAGGCGGATATTGCGTTTACTGGCACGACGATACCGGACGCCGCCGCTATCAGCTTGAGGCACGCACCAGAAAGGAAGCCGAGAGCGAGGCAATAGCCGTCTATCGCCAGAAAACCGCGGCGTTGACCAGCGTGGCGACGGTGTCCTCGATCTGGGCGGATTACGTCCGGGACCTTGGCGACAAGCCGACCGCAAAGACGATGGGCTACACCGGCAAGGCGATCCTGCCCGCCTTTGGCCACATGGCGCCAGAGCAGATAGACCGCACCGCCTGCCGCGCCTATGCCGCGGCGCGCGAGGCGGCAGGCATCTCGCAGGGCAGCATCTGGACCGAACTCGGCCACCTGCAAAGCGCGCTGAACTACGGCAAAAAAACGCGCCTTTATGCCGGGGAGGCCGTGCATGTCTGGCGCCCGCCGAAACCGGACCCTGAAAAGCGCATCCTGAATGCAGGAGAGGCGCGGCGGCTGATCGAGCACGCCAACGCGCCGCATATCCGCCTGGCGCTGATCCTGTTGCTCGGGACCGGCGCGCGGGTCGGCGCCGTGCTGGATCTGACCTGGGACCGGGTGGATTTCGAGCGCAACTGCATCAACCTGCGGATCGCCGACAGCAAGACCCGCAAGGGCAGGGCCATCGTGCCGATGAATGCCAGCGTGCGCGCCGCACTTTACACGGCGCGCGAGGCGGCACTGTCCGATTCGGTGATCGAATATGCGGGCGGGCCGGTGGCGTGCATCCGCAACGGCGTGAGCGCGGCGGTTCGCCGGGCCAGGCTGGGGCATGTCACCATCCACGAGCTGCGCCACACCGCGGCGGTTCACATGCTCGGGGCAGGGGTGCCGCTCGAGAAAGTCTCGCAGGTCCTCGGCCACAGCAACACCGCAGTGACGTTCCGAACCTATGCGCGCTACCTGCCGAACCAGATGGACGATGCCGTCGCGGCGCTCGACTTCATGAACCTGCGGAGGGTTCCGAAGTGACATTCGAGGTTCACCGAACCGGAGCGCGCTTCGCAGAAATGAAGAAAGCGCCGGAAAAATCCAGCGCTTTCAACGGGAAACATGGTGGGCGATAACGGATTTGAACCGCTGACATCTTCGATGTGAACGAAGCGCTCTACCGCTGAGCTAATCGCCCGGTGGAGCGGTGTTTAGCCTCACTCCTCGGCATCCGCAAGGGGGTCTGTCGCGGAATCTTCGTCCTTTTTCGCATCTTCCGGCAAAGCCATCCGCCGCAGCTTCACATGCAGGATCTCGCCGCCCGACTTGCCGACCGCGCGGGCCACCGAAATCTTGCCCAAAGGCGGCAGAACCAGCGTCTCGCCCTTCGCCAGCGCCTCGCCCAGCACCGCCAGCACCGCCTCGGTCAGATCGCGCGCGGCGGGCTTCTTGGCGCCGCTGCGCAGCACCACGCGCTCGACGAAGTCCTTTTTCTTCACCTGCACTCGCACCGCGACCGGAGCCGTCTCGGGGGCCGTCTCGGGGGCCGCCTCGGGTGCGGTCTCGGGTGCCGCTTCGGGCGTCGTCCCGGGTGCGACCTCTTCGGGCACCGGCTCCGGGTGCACGGCCTTTGCCGCGGTGGATTTCTTCGTGGATTTGCGCATCTCGGCCCCATCGGTTTGCTGTCACGCCAAGGTTAGGCCGCAACGGCGCAACAATCCATGCGGTGCAAGGCCGGGCCCGGAAAAAACAACGCGCCCCCGCAAGGGGGGCGCGTCAGAGCCCGTTTCAAGGGCGGATCAATGCGCCGTGGCGCCCGCCGCTTCGGCCTTGGCGGCGGCCCGGGCGGCGGCGGCGGCTTCCTCGGCGGCCTCGTCCCATTCCACCGGCTCGGGGGCGCGCACCAGCGCGCGGGCCAGAACCTCGCGGACATGGGTCACCGGGATGATCTCCAGCCCTTCCTTGACGTTGGCCGGGATGTCGGCCAGATCCTTTTCGTTTTCCTCGGGGATCAGCACGGTCTTGATGCCGCCGCGCAGCGCCGCCAGCAGTTTTTCCTTGAGGCCGCCAATCGGCATGGCATTGCCGCGAAGCGACACTTCCCCGGTCATCGCGATATCCTTGCGCACCGGAATGCCGGTCAGAACCGAAACGATCGAGGTCACCATGGCCAGCCCGGCCGAGGGACCGTCCTTCGGCGTCGCGCCATCGGGGACGTGAACGTGAATGTCCAGCGTCTCGAATTTCGGCGGCTTCACCCCGATTTCCGGCGCGATCGAGCGGACATAGCTCGACGCCGCCTCGATCGATTCCTTCATCACGTCGCCCAGCTTGCCCGTGGTCTTCATCCGCCCCTTGCCGGGCAGTTTCAGTGCCTCGATGTGCAACAGATCGCCGCCGACCGAGGTCCAGGCCAGCCCGGTCACCACGCCCACCTGATCCTCGGCCTCGGCCAGACCATAGCGGTGCCGCTTCACGCCCAGATAATCGCCGAGTTTCGCCTCGTCGACCGTGACCGATTTCACCGCGCCCTTGGCCTTGAGGATCTCGGTCACCGCCTTGCGGGCGGTTTTCGCGATCTCGCGTTCCAGGTTCCGCACCCCGGCTTCGCGGGTGTAATAGCGCACGATGTCCGACAGCGCGCCGTCGGTCAGGGTGAATTCGCCCTTCTTCAGCCCATGCGCCTTGACCTGTTTCGGGATCAGGTGCTGACGGGCGATCTCGGATTTCTCGTCCTCGGTATAGCCCGCAAGCGAAATGATCTCCATCCGGTCCAGAAGCGGCCCGGGCATGTTGTAGCTGTTCGCCGTGGTCAGGAACATCACGTTCGAGAGGTCATATTCGACCTCGAGGTAGTGATCGACGAAGGTGCCGTTCTGTTCCGGGTCGAGAACCTCCAAAAGCGCCGAGGCCGGATCGCCGCGGAAATCATGCCCCATCTTGTCGATTTCATCGAGCAGGATCATCGGGTTGGTGGTCTTGGCCTTTTTCAACGCCTGAATGATCTTGCCCGGCATGGACCCGATATAGGTGCGCCGGTGGCCGCGAATCTCCGATTCGTCGCGCACGCCGCCAAGGCTGATGCGGATGAATTCCCGCCCCGTCGCCCGCGCGACGGACCGCCCGAGCGAGGTCTTGCCGACGCCCGGCGGGCCGACAAGGCACAGGATCGGCCCCTTCAGCTTGTCCGACCGCGCCTGCACCGCCAGATATTCGACGATGCGTTCCTTGACCTTTTCCAGCCCGTAGTGATCGGCATCGAGCACCTTTTCGGCGCCGATCAGATCCTTCTTCACCCGGCTTTTCACGCCCCAGGGCAGATTGAGCAGCCAGTCCAGATAGTTGCGCACCACCGTCGCCTCGGCCGACATCGGGCTCATCGAGCGCAGCTTCTTCAGCTCGCCCTCGGCCTTGTCCTTGGCTTCCTTCGACAGTTTCGTGCGGGCGATCTTTTCCTCAAGCTCGTTGAGCTCGTTCTGACCGTCCTCGCCATCGCCCAGCTCGCGCTGAATGGCCTTCATCTGTTCGTTCAGGTAATATTCGCGCTGCGTCTTTTCCATCTGGGATTTGACGCGCGACTTGATCTTCTTCTCGACCTGCAGGACCGAGACCTCGCCCTGCATCAGCCCGTAGACCTTTTCCAGCCGCTCGGAAATATCAAGCGTTTCCAGCAGCTCCTGCTTGAGCTTGACCTCAAGCCCCAGATGCCCCGAGACGAGATCGGCGAGCTTGTCGGCCTCGCGGGTTTCGGACACCGCGGCCATCGCCTCTTCGGGGATGTTCTTCTTGATCTTGGCGTAGCGTTCGAATTCCTCGGCGACCGAGCGCAACAGCGCCTTGATCGTGTCACGGTCGCCCTCGACCTCGGTCAGGGTTTCGGCCTGCGCCTCGAAGAAGCGGTCGTTTTCGACGAAATCGGTGATCCGCACCCGGCTCTTGCCCTCGACCAGCACCTTGACCGTGCCGTCGGGCAGTTTCAGCAGCTGCAGCACATTGGCGAGCACGCCGACGCGGAAGATCCCCTCATGGGTGGGGTCGTCGATCGACGGGTCGATCTGGCTGGCCAGCAGGATCTGCCGGTCGTCGGCCATCACCTCTTCAAGGGCGCGGACGGATTTCTCGCGGCCGACGAAAAGCGGCACGATCATGTGCGGGAACACCACGATGTCGCGCAGCGGCAGGACCGGATGGGTGGAGGGGAGTGCGGTCAT